GTGCGCTCGAGCTGCATCCGCTCCTCGATGTAGTCCATGTCCGCCTGCGCGCCGTAGGTCTCGTAGCCGACCTTCACGCCGACGATGCCCGGCATCCGCTTCCAGAGCGCCCAGAGGTCGCGCATGTTGGCCCAGCGCTCGGCCAAGTCCATCTTGTGATCGAGGCCGTCGAGTAAGTACTTTCCCCCGTTGACATCGATGCCCTGCACCACCATCGCCGTGTTGTCGCTGTCCTTCTTTTTCGAGCGCGCCGGGTCCACGGTGAGGTAGGCCATGAGCACCGCGGGGCGCACCTCGTAGGTCTGCAGGTTCTCCGGGTTGAAGAAACGCTGCGTGCCCGCGAGCGGGTTCAAGAGCATCTGGCACGCGATGTCCTTCTCGAGCTGGTCGCGCTTCTTTTGCGCCCAGACCTTCGGGGAGAAGAGCACCGGCCGACCGCTCGAGAGGCCGTCGTGCGTTGCCGGGTGGATGCGCGGGACGGCCGCGCCGCGCTCGATGATCTTGGAATACGTGTCGGCGAAGTTGTAGCGCGTGCCCTCGTACCACACCCGGCCGCCGACCATGCCGAGGTTGTCCGACAACGACCAGGCGTGCGTGGTCTTCTCGATCTGCTCGGGCGTCGACACGCTCTTGTCGGTCACCACGTCGTTGTAGATCCGCAGGCGAAAGTGCCGCGAGGTGGGCATGCCATCGACCAGCCCGTGCGCCTCGATCGTCGCCTCCTTCGGGTTGGTCTTGCGCTTGACCACGATCCCGGCCTCCTCGCTCCACATCGGCGCCTGGGCCTCGGGGCTCTTCCAGAAGATCTCGGGGAACAGGTCCTGCAGCTCCGCGTTGGTCTCGAGCTCCGTCATGATCTGGCGCAAGAAGGCCTTCGAGATGCCCTTCGAGTGGCTGAAAATCGCGATCGTGATCTCGGGGTTCTTCAGGATCTCCTGGATCGAGCCCGCGAGCGTGATGATGGTGGACTTGTAGTGCTCACGGGCCCAGAGGTCTAAGTGCCCGTCCGGGTCCTCCTCGACCTCGCGGCAGCGCGCATAGATCCACGGGTGCAGCGCGTCGCGGCGCTTTAGGACCTTGACGAGCAGGTAGAAGCGATCATCGCGGGCTAAAGCCCGAACCATCTCCCGGTTCGTCCCCCTCCGGTCCTCCTGGTCCCAGATGGCGAGGAGCTGCGGGATCGGAATCAGCGGGAGCCGTGGCGGCGCTTTGGGCGAGCTTTGCATAGTAGTCCTGCAACAATTCGTGCCCGGCGGGGACGTAGGTTTGCTTGGTCTCGAAGGCCTCCCCGGCCGGGTTCTTGAGCTCGTGCACGGTGGTCTCGCGCCACCCTAACTGCGTCTTCTCGTACCAGATGATCGCGGTCATGTTGCCGGCCAGGCACTGCTTGTAGTGGCTCTGCAGCACGTTCACCGTCGCCTTGGCCTTGCCCATCTTGAGCTCCGCCTTGTACTTCGCCCGCAGGGTCTTCGCCGTGATCCCAACGAGGCACGCGATCATCTCCTGGGGCAGCCCGAGCCCCGAGCCGTTCTCGACCGTCTTGCGGGTGTCAGGGGTCGGTTGGTGCGCCATCGCGTTCTTTATAGGCGGTAATTTTCTCCGCTTCCGTGAAGGACTGCCCGGCCTCGTTGAAGGCGACCTCCCCTGAGAAGGCCTGCCAGCGGCGCACGATCACATCGCAGTACACCGGCTCGAGCTCCATGGTGTAGCACGAGCGCCCCAAGGCCGCGCAGGCCATCAAGGTGGAGCCGGTGCCGCCGAACGGCTCGAGCACCAGGGCATCGGGGGCGGCGGAGGACTTCACGCACCGCTCGATCATCTTGACCGGCTTCGGGGTGGCGTGCGCGAAGCGCTCCTCGCCCACCACGCGCGGAAAGTCCCACACCTCGGTCATGTTGTCGTGCGCGTTGTCGAAGTAGGAGCGCGTCTCGTAGAAGGCCGCCTTCGGGTTCAAGTGATCGCCGGGCGCCAACAGCCGGTCGTACTCGGCGCGCAGCTCCGAGAACGGGCGGGTGAAGGCGAGGCCGTCGGCCGCCTCTGCCAAGGTCTGGTAGTGCTTGCGCGGGATCATGATCCACTGCGATTTGGAGAACCAATGGGCGAACATGCCCACCCCGCACAGGGCCTGGACCTGCTTCGCGCCCCAGCGCATCTTGGCCGCCTCGGCGGCGAGGTAGTCGCGGATCGGCTCCCACCCCTCCCAGTAGTCCTCCTTGTTCACGTTGCCGAAGGCCTGGCGCCCGAGCATGAAGAACAGGCACCGCTCGGTGGTGGTCGAGTACATGCGCCGCTCGTGGGAGGCGATGCCGGGGGCGCTGCCCTTGTCCCACACGAGCTCGTTGCGCAAGGTCACCGCCGCGGACTCGAAGTGCCGCCACCAGAGCCGCCACAGGTCCGCGGGGTTCCCCCAGATGTAGACCGAGGCGTTCAGCTCCAAGAACTCGCGCCAGATCGTGAACCACGCCACCTGGAAGGCATCGAGCTTGTCCCCGTACTGGTTGTCGCCCAACACCCCGTCCGCCTCCTTGCCCATGCCGTAGGGCGGGTCGGCGTGCAAGAGCGCGGCGGGCTCTGCGCCCTCGCAGAGGCGCGCCACGTCGTCTAAGCGGCAGGAGTCCCCGCACATCACCCGGTGCCGGCCGAGCGTCCAGACCGTGCCACGTTCGCTCACGGGGGCCAATTGGACCAGGGGGGGCTCATCCGAGGCGCTGACGTGCTCCCCGGGGGCCTTCCAGTCGAGGAAGGTCAACTGCTCCATTTTTGAGAATCCGGTGAGATCGAGGGCGAAGCCTTGGGCGTTCAGGTCCTGCAGCTCGAGGGCCAGGAGCTCGTCCGACCATCCGGCGTTCAACGCGAGCTTGTTGTCGGCCAGGCGGTAGGCGCGCACCTGGGCGGGGGTTAGCCCCTCGAGCACGATGCACGGCACCTCGGTCGTGCCCATGAGCTCGGCGGCGAGCACGCGGCCGTGGCCGGCGATGATCCCGCCGTCCTCGTCAATCAAGACCGGGTTGGTCCAGCCGTACTCCTCGATCGAGGCGGCGATCTGGGCCACCTGCTCTTCGGAGTGGGTGCGCGCGTTTCGCGCATAGGGTGTTAGCTCCGCGAGGGAGCGCGCCGTGATCTCGCGCACGGGCTATTGCGGATAGTCGGGGACGGGACCGCGCTTAAGTTTTGGCGCCCTGGGTGGCTTGGCCGGCCGCGGCGTCTTCGCTTTTCTGGCTCTGCTGCCCCGTTGCGGCATCTTCTTTGTCGTCATCGCTATCCCCTGCGGCTGGTTGCGGATCGGCCGCGGCGTCGGCGGCGTCTTTGGTGTCTCTCTCGGCCTCGATCTTCGCCCGGTGGCGCGTGTCGAGGTCGCGGTGCAATTCCTTGTCGCCCTCGAGCAGTTTGACCTTCACCTCTTCGGCGCCGGCGCCGTGTCCCAGATCGTAGGTCGCCTGCACCGCAGCGTCGTGCGTGTGCTCGGCGTGCTTGGCGAAGTGGGCAAGGATCTCGCGGAGGGGGTGCTTCATCGATCGCTCCTTCAAGCCCCCGGAGGGGAAAGTTCCACGTGGAACGGTGAGGTGTGGGGCGTCAATGGTGCACCGGGGCGTTGCCGCCCCGGGCACGATTTAACCCCGTGGGGGTTAAATTCTGGTGCGCATGTCAATCATCGCCGCTGTTGCCGCTGTAGCCTGAGCCGCCCGAGCGGGGCCCGTAGGCGCCGGCCGCTCCTCGAGGTTGGCGAAGGTAGGTCTGCAGCCGCGAGGCCATGTCGGAGTTGTTCCGGTGCATGATGGTCGCGTCGAGATCGTAGTCGCCGGTGACTCGCGGCACCGAGTGCCAGGGCCCAGGTGAGCACGTGCGGTGCGAGCCTGAGTGGGCGAGGCGGTGCATGGCGTTCGGTTTCACCCGCTCGTTTTAGCCGCTAGCTTCGCAATTTGCAAGGAAGTCGAGAACCCTTCGAGGCGTTCGATGAAGATGATGGGCACCACGTCAAAGCCGTGCCCCTCGGTCTTCCAGCCGATCTTGCGCATGCCCAGCACCTCGCCCTCGCCCTCGCCGCGCCGGTACTCCACGCCCTGGAAGATAACCGCCGGGCGGATCTCCAGCGCCAGCGCTTCCCATCGCCCCTCGAACGGAATGACCGCGTCGACCAGGCCCGTCTCCATCACCGCCGACATGCGCGTGCCCCATTCCTGGCGCGGCCGCGCGCCGCCTTTGTTGCGCTTCACCGAGGCGTCGGAGTTGAGCGCGACGATGAGGTAGTCGCAGCCCTCCTTGCAGCGCGCGAGGTAGTGAAAGTGCCCCTCGTGGAAGAGATCGAAACAGCCGTTGGTCAGGCCCACCTTCACCCGTGCCCTTCCTGGTCCGGCATCCCCTCTAAGCGCGCGATCATTTCGCGGAAGAGGCACACGATGTCCTCGCGCTGGGCGCCGTTCGATATGAAGTTGCAGCGCCCGCCGTGATCGTTGAAGGGGAACACCAGGAGCACAAAGCCGGTTTTTCGAGCTGGCCCGCGCGTCTCGCCGTTGAATACCTCGTTGAGCACCGAGGCCACCGTCTTCATCTGCTCGAGGTACTGCGCCTCGATCGGCTGATCCCCCAGGGTCTGATCGCTCATCGTCGTTTCCTCGAGGCCTTCGCCAACTTGTTGCGGATCCGGTTCTTCTGGCGCCGTTTGGTGAACTCCGGCGTCTCGCCGGCGCGCCGCCCCTCGAAGGTCTGCGGGCGCACCAAGGTGGCGGTCTTGATGGTCGGCTGCTCGGGCGGCGTCTTCAAGCCCTCGAGCATGGCGGCCAGGTTCACGCCCGGCTTCTTGAGCTCCTCAGTCATCGTGCAGCGGCTGGCGTAAGCTCGAGCTCGCGCAGCAACACGTGCGCGCTGCAGGGCGTGGTGCCCACTTCCCCGACCACGATGCCGGCGGCGATGTTGGCGAGCTCCGCCGCGGTCTCGATCTCGCAGCGCACGGCGAGCGCCGCGGCCAGCACTGCCACCACCGTGTCGCCGGCGCCGGTGACATCGAACACGTGGCGGGCGCAGGCCGGGAAGAGTCGCGCGGTCTGCGCTTCCCCGTCGTGGCGCACCACGGCGATGCCCTTCGAGCCGTGCTTGGCGACGATCACGGTGTCCTTCGGTTGCCACAGGTTCACCGCTTCCCACTCGCGCTCGTTCGGACAGATCACGGTGGCGCCCACGTACTTCAACCAGTCGGTGCCCTTCGGGTCAACGATCACCGGGATGTCGAGCGCTCGCGCCTGGGCGATGTAGGCGCCGCACCGCTCGGTGGTGCACCAGCCCTTGCCGTAGTCGGAGATCACGAGCGCCTGGGCGTCCTCGAGCCCCGGGGCCCCTTGCGGTGGCACATCGGGGCGCACCTGCTTGCTGTGATCCCGATCGCGGTCGATCCGAAAGAGCTGCTGCGCGCCCACGAGGTATCGGTGCTTCATGGTGTAGGGCGGCGGCGGGAAGATCGGGACGGGGCGCGAGCCCAAGGCGTGCAGGTTCTGCAGCACGTTGCCCGCCCCACCGTCGCGCAGGTCGATCTTGTCCTCGACGAACACCGGCACCGGCGCTTCCGGGGAGAGCCGGTCGCAGTGCCCGAAGTGGTAGTAGTCGAGCATCGGATCCCCGAGCACCGCCACCGTCACGCCGGAGAACTGGCGCACGATGTCGGCGAGGCAGCGCCGGTCCAGGCGCTCGATCGCGGCGTTCAAGGAGTCACCGCGGCCGCGCGGCGCTTGGCCTCGCGAAGCTCCCGGTTCTGCAGCCGCTCGAGCAGATGCAGCACGCTGAGCATGTTCTTCGAGCACTCATCGATCGAGTCCTTCACCTGCTTGCGGGTCTCGAGCAGCGACGCGGAGATCGCCGCGGCCAGTTGCTCGAAACGCTGCTCGGCACGGCTCTGCGCCTCGGTGAGGCCCGCGGCGTCGACGAGCCTTGAGAGCTGGGCGATCGCCGGGGAGGTGTCGATGCCGCGAGAGATATCGGCGCGCAGCGTCTCGAAGCTCGAGGCGGCGCGCTCGTGCGAATCCGTGATGGCCTCCATTGGCGCGTTCATCACGCCCAGGAGCCGGGTGTTCGCCTCGATGTCCTCCTTCAAGTCGCGCAGGGTGCCCGCGAGCGCCTGGGTGAGCTCGCCGACCACGGCGCGCACCATCAAGCCCATCTCGGCCTTGGCGTTCGCATCGAAGATCTGCGGCACCGAACGAGGGGGTGGGCTAATTTCAGCCTCGCGCCGCGTGACTAGTCCACCCGGTCGCTCTTCGTTTGGGTAGTCGATCAGAGGCCCGCCCGGCGCCTTGCCGTGCACGCGCACCGTCTTGCCCCTCGAGGCGGCCATGCGCGCGATCGCGTCGGACGTCATCTCGGGGGTGTCCCAACTCTCCTGGTCGCTTTTGCCGAAGTTCTCGCGCATGGGGATGTCGGCTTGGGCCTCGTTCAGGCGCGCCGCGGCGGCATCGGCGTTGCGTTGGGCGAGGCGCCGGCGCTCGAAGGCCTCCGGGCTCTCGCCCAGGTTGCCGACGTTCGGGTCGTTCAGGTCATCCGCTTGGGGGCTCATTGTGGCAGTCGCTCCTCGAGGCCTTCGATCAGTAAGTGGCCGGCCAGGATGGTGAGCTCCTGGACGCGGGCGGTAATGGTGGAGGGGATGGCGATGTCCACATCGCACCCCAAGCCCACGCGCCCGGAGATCCCGAGCGTGGGCATGCCGCGGTGCTTCGCGGACAGAATCGCCTCGAGCACGTTCTTCGACTTGCCCGAGGTCGAGAGCGCGATGAGCACATCGCCGGGCGTGCCGTAGGCCTCGACCTGGCGGGCGAAGACCTTGTGGTAGCCGTAGTCGTTCGAGATCGCGGTGACAATCGCCGGGTCGCTCGAGAGCGCGATCGCCGGGTACGCGCGCCGGTCGAGGTAGAAGCGCCCGACGAGCTCGGCGGCGAGGTGCGAGGCATCCGTGGCGCTCCCGCCGTTGCCACAGAGCAGCACCTTGTGGCCCTCGAAGAGCGCGGTGGCGAGCATGGTGACGGCCGGGTCCCACTGGGACTGCAGCACCGCGACCAGGTGGGCGCAGACATCGAGGTGGTCATCCAAGGACCGGATCCAGTCGCTCTTCATCCGCCGAACACCACGCGGTAGGCGTCCGCGACCACGTGCGCTAAGTGCCACACGAACCAGACGAGGCCCCAGGTCACCACGATGAGCGCGATCCAGCCCCAGGCGAAGCGCAAGGGCGGGCGCCGGCGCGGCAGCGTGTAGAGACGCCCCGTCGTCGGGTGGCTCCAATCCTCGAAGGCCTCGTCCTCGTCGTGCTCGGTCATGGTTTTCTCCCTGCGAGGCTTAAGTGTTGGTTGATGTACACGCGTGCCTGCTCCCAGCCGTTGGCGATCGCACACTCCCAGCCCAGCGTGCGCATGCGAAACTGAAACGCCAGCTGCTCCTTGGAGGTCTCCCCACCGCGCGTGCGCTTCATCTCGAGCCACAGGCCCGGGACGAAGCCCTTCGCGCACGGCGGATATAGCGGCACCGGCAGCACGTAGTCAAACACCCCGGGCCGCAAGCCCTTCTCCCGCAGCTTGCGCGCGACCACGGCGCCCGCCTTGCGGTCAGCGCCGTGGAAGGCGCCGTTCGGCACCAGGATCAGCACCTCGGAGAGCTTGAACATGCCGAAGCGCTGGGTCTCGGCCCACTGGATGAGCGCGACGCACTCCTCGTCCTCGCTCTGCACCGTCACCTTGCGATAGGCCGCGACCGAGAGCCGATCGGCGCTCACTTCTTGCGGCCCGCCTTCTTCGCTGACGCCTGGATCTTGCGCCCCGTGCGCGACATCCGCGTCTCCTCGACGTCGGGGTTGGTGGGCATCAGGCCCTCGAGCGGCACCGACTCGCCGTCGCCGGCGCTGCCCTGGTGATCGAGCGGGAGCTCCGGATCCTCTTCCTCCTCCTCCTCGAGCTCGGCCTTGATGGTCACGGAGATCTTCGCGTTGATGAGCTGCTGCGCGGAGGGGTCGCCGTTGTCCGGGTTCACCTGCAGCGTGCAGGACATGAGCGTCATGCCGCCCGTCTGCGGCTCGAGCACGATGCCCTTGATTTTGGCGTTCTTGTAAGTGGTGACGGGCAGGCCGCCGCCGGAGAGTTTCACCGTCGCGTTGGCGAACTTGTGGCCCAAGGTCTGCGGGTCCAGGGCGAGGATCCGCGGCACGTACTGGTCGCCGTCCATCTTGAAGAAGCCCGTGCCCGCGGTCTCCTCGTCGGTCACGGCGCACAGCTCCTCGACATTGAGGACGATGCCGAAGAGCGGGATGTCCTGCCCCGGCACCTCGTCCTTGCCGTGCATTTCGGTGCGGGTGTTGACGCTCTTGCCGATCTTGGCCGGGCGTTTTGTTAGGCTCAATTTCTGCATGTTATCCCCTCTTCTTGCGGTGTTGGTTGGCGTTCGGGCAGGTGGCAAAGTGTGAGATGTGCCGCGGCGGGTCGTACTCCTCGTCCGCAGGGTTCACGGTGTCGGCGTCGACGGGCATGTTCGCGCCCGCCTCGGTCTTGAACCAGATGATCATCGCGCGACAGGACCTGCAGCGGGTGATTCGCCGCTCGTGGGCCTCGGTGGTGTCTTCCTCGAAGCTCACGAGGTGGGCTCCCACATGATCCCGCGCTCGCGCAGATCGTTCACGATTTCTTCGTGCACATCGTCGGCCAGCCGCTCCCACACGGGGCGCTGTGCGGGGACGAGCTCGTCGAAGTTGCCGATTCGAACGCCGGTCTCACCACCGTGGGCGCTCACATACAAGCCGTAGAGCTCGCGGCCGTTCACGGGTAGCTCTCCTCGAAGTCCACCTCGTTGCTGCCGCCTATATCGTCAACCGCGACCAGCGCGATCTGAGTCTTGAGAGCGGCGTTCCACGCCGATCGCGCATTGAGCCACATGACCAGGTTGGCGAGTTTCGCGCGGATGGCATCCACTTCGTCAATTACCGTGTGCGGGTCGCTCACTTGCCCATCTCCTGCTTGAACTTCTCCCAGCTCGCGAGGAGTCGCGGTGGCGAGATCCGGTGGAGCTCCGGGGTGTCCGCAGTGAGGAAGCCCAAGAACATCACCACGAAGCACTCGGAGTGCACGCGATCGGCGTCAATCGGTGGGGCGATCTCGATCGTGGGGTTTTGGTAGGGATCGCTCACCATGACGAGGTTGACCGGGTGCTCGTCGCCGTTCTTGTCCTTCCAGAAGACCTTCGCCGGCATGTAGCTCATGCGAGGTCCTGCTGCATCGGCTCCCCGTTCACGTAGTCCTGCACCGCCTCGCGGCACTCCTTCGCGGTGAGAAAAGGCCCGGCGATCTTGCGCCCTGGGTTCGTGGGTCCACCCGGAGCGGTGAAGGCGGAGTAGTCCACCCCGCCCGCACCGTCCTGGGCCTTCGAGATCAGGAAGCGCCCGCACGAGCTGACGATCGTGTTGGCGGTGCGGCGGTCCCAGGTCAAGAGCTTCTGCCGCTGCGCGGCAGACTGCGCTTGGTTCGGGAAATTGCGTTGAATCCTTCGCCGGACCTCATCAAGCGTATCGGTGCCCATGACGCTCCTCCAGTTCGATGCAGAGCTTGCAATCCTCGGAAGACTTGGTCGGTTTGGAAGGCGCGAAGCTCAAACGGTTCGAGCTGTTCTCGGCTTGGCAGTAAGTCCGGCCCCTGCGATCGAGCCGGTGCACCTTCGGCACCCGTTTCGCTTCCACCCATGCGTAGCGGTTCATCTCATCCCCCCTGCCGAGCGGGTGGTGAATCGCGCACGGACTGCCCCTAAAGGGCCAGAACGTACGCAACTCTCCGACCGTAACGGAGCCATCGCCGTCTCGCTTCATTCAGGGCTTGCGCCCTGCTCCTTGTCGCGGTCCCGAGCTCACACGCTCCGCGCCGGCTGGGGGAGGCCCTCAGTAGCCGGTCTCGGCACATGCGCTGACGTGGATGCCCCGCTCGCAATGCGCCAAGGTGGGAGGATTCCGACTGTGGGAAGAGATTGTGGCTGTTGGTGTTTCGTGGGCTACAATGAGCCCAACGGGTCAGCGCACGCACGCTCATCCGGAAGTCGGGGATTGCACCCCCGCACCGAGCGCCCCTCACGGGGCGTTCGCGTTTATAGGTTATGTCACCCACAAAAATCAAGCGGCCAGGCGGGTAAGGATGGCTGCATTTATGTACAGGTCGTCCGCGTCCGCCGGCTCGAAGGCCGACGCACAGTCGAGCCAGCCCACCACGTACCCCAAGTACGAGAGCTCAATCAGCGGCATGGGCGCCGGCGGCGGGGGTGGGGTTTTGCTGTACATACACATTCGCGTCGATCTTGCACCGGCCTCCGCTTCGGGTCTCGAGTCGCCGGGCTGATACAAGGGGCACCCGGTCGCGCTTCTTCCACAGGCTCACCGCCTGTTTTGACACCCCCGCCGCCTTGGCCACTTTCTGCGCTGTTTTGTAGAATTTGACCGCGGCGGTGTACGTCATGAGCGGGAGAATACGAGGCGCGCGTCTCAAAGTCCATCGATTGCTTGACCAATTCCTGCGGGTCACGCTACTGTCTGGGCTCGTCGAAACCTACAGGAGTACACCCCGATGCCCCTCACCTTCGTTTACATCAAGTGCACGATCCCGGCCCTGCCCGAGGCGGTGCGCGTCTCAATCAGCCAGGTCGTGCAGTTCGGCCCGTCGGCCGAGTCCACCCTCAAGAAGGTCCAGCGCGAGGCCGCCCGCCGCGGTGTTGCCGCCGACTACGAGATCAGCACGGCGGAGGCCTACAAGGCGCACCGCGCGGCGATTCGTGCCGAGATCGAGCGCAGCCGCCAGGTCGCGGAGGCCGCCGTGCAGGTGTTGGCGAAGTCATGAACCACGAGCACCCCATGGACCAGGCCGAGGAGGCCGCGTTCTTCGCCCACATCGCACGCATCGAAATGCTGCGCGAGGAGCGCCGCGCGCGCCAGGTCCTCGACGCCGAGATCGAGCGCCTGGCCGCCCAGGAGCACCTGCCCGCCTTCTTGCGCAGGCAAGCAGATTGAGCGGCACCGACGCCCTTTGCGGGCTGCTCATCGTCCTTGCCCTCATCGCCTTTGGCGCCGGCCATTGGGTGCTGGGCGCCTTTTTGCTGCTGGGCGGTATCAACGCCGGCGGCCGTGACCAGAGCCCGCGGGGGCACACGTGAGCGCCGGCGAGCTCGTGGTGATGGATCGCCCCACACCGGCGCCCATGTCGGTGGAGTCGATCCGCGAGCGCTCGGTGCATGTGCAGGCGCTGGTCAAGTCCTTGATGGTCGAGGGCGTGCACTTCATGACGATCCCCGGCACGGAGGGCAAGTCCCTGACCAAACAGGGGACCGAGATGCTGCTCTCGGCCTTCCACATCGCGGTCGAGCCCGAGATCATCGAGACCGCGGATCCGGACTTCGTGCGCTACACCGTCAAGATCACCGGGCGCCACATGGGCACCGGGATCGTGGTCGGTGTCGGCGTCGGGCGCTGCTCCTCGAACGAGGAGAAGTACAAGTGGCGCCGCGCCGTATGCCGCGAGGAGTGGGACGCCACCCCAGAAGCGCGCCGGCGCCTCGCCTGGAAGACCGGCCAGAAGGGCGCGTACTCGGTCAACCAGGTGCGCACGAACCCGGAGGACCTGGCGAACACCGTGCTCAAGATGGCGAAGAAGCGCGCCCAGGCGGATCTGTGCCTGACCGCCCTGGCGGCCTCTGACGCCTTCCGTGCGCAGCCGAGGCCCGAGAACGAGGGCCCCACCCCTGCCGAGCTACAGGCCCAGACGCGCGCCCGTCCTGAGACGGCTACGGCCGCCGGTGCAACAAAAGCCCCCGAACCCGAGACGAAACGCCCCGAGAGCGCAACAAAAGCCCCCGGAAGTGAAACGCCACGGCCGGCGACCGCCTCGCAGCTGGGCTTGGTCAAGCGCAAGTTGGACCAGTCCGGCATCCCGGACAACCACTTCCTGGCACAGTTCGAGCTCGGGCGCCTCGAGGATCTGCCCTTCTCCCAGGTCGATGCCGCCTTGAAGTGGCTGGCGGATCTTAACCAGGGGCCGCCGGCGTGAGGCGCCGGTGTCTCTGGCCGGGGTGCTACCTGCAGCTTGCGCACGGCGTGGACGGGCGCACGCTGTACTGCTTCGCGCACCACATGGCGCTGGGGCCCGAGCTGCAAACGGCGCTGCGCGACTCGTTCGGCACCATCGACTGGCTTTCCACCGTGCAGCGTTGCCAGGCGCACGCGCGGCAGACGATCCACTGGCGAAAAACCGAAGTGACAGGAGGTTCCCCGTGCTAATTCTCACCCGCCGCGTAGGCGAGACGATCAAGATCGGCGCCGACATCGAGGTGTCCGTGGTGGGCGTGAATCGCAACCAGGTGCGCATCGGCATCAAGGCGCCGCCGCAGGTGTCGGTCGATCGGGAGGAGATCGCCGAGCGCAAGGCGCGGGGGCTACAGCCCAGATCGCTCGGCCGCGCGTAAGTCGGAAACTCGCCCGGAAGTACAACGGGGATGGGACCGGCAGGCCACTAAGGGGCGAGTGATCGCCCCTTTTTTATTGCTGGCCCGTCAAGCGCTTCCAGGCCTTGTGCACGCCGGTCTGGGTCATGGCGCTGGTGTCGATCTCCTCGACCACGATGCCGGCCGACTTCGGTTTCTCCTGCTGCACTGGGACGCGGTACGGCGGTATGGTCGGCGGCGGCGAGCGTTTCGCCCACGGCCAGCGCCACTTCATGCGTTGCGCCACATGCCGCCCTCGATGTGGCCGTGGTTCCCGCAGGCCCGGCACTTGATTGACGGGGAGAGGGTCAGCGGCTCTCGCTGCACGACATCCCAAGCCTGGTATCCCTCCACACCGTCGAATTGACGCGCCCAGGCTGCGCCCCGGAACGGCACCCAGCCCGCGCACACTGCCCCCGCCCCGTTGCGGTGGTACTCGTTGATGCCGGCCGTCTCGCCCTGGTACTCCGCGTACACGATGAAGTGGTCGCCGCCGATGTTGATGGCGTCTGCCGGGAGGCCGCCGGTCTCGCTCACTTCAGCCTGGCTCATCGTTTCCGCCGGTATCGACGCAGCGGCCGGCGCGGATGTAGCCATGCCAGCAGCCTTTGCAATCGACCGACGGGGTGAAGGTGGGTCGCTCCCGGTTGCCGTCCCACTCCCAGGAGGGCCTATCACCGCTCGCCCCGCGGATCATAAGCCAGCCGCATGTGCGATCGGCCTTCGGACATTTGAACGTGAAGAACTCAGGCTTCCCTGGTGTGTCTTCGTCCTTAAATTCGACCTTCGCATCGCTCACGGCGCGTGCGCCTGGCAGACGTGGGCGATGTAGTCCTGCAGGCCGACTACTTGGGCGTCGGCGTTGTGGCCGTCTCGCACGAGGGGTTCGGTGTGCCAGAGGGTAACGGCAGGCACAGGAGGATCTGCTGCTCGTAGTGCGGGGGCTTCATGAGCTCCGGATCCGGCGGGGTGGGCGGTTGGCACGGGGGTGCTGTAGTCGCACATCCGCACAATAGGAGCGGCCAGAGGGGCCAGAGGATCGGTCGCGGCTTCATAGGTTTTGGCCTCCTGGGCCACGGTGCCTTCATCGGTGCGGCGCTTGGTGTCCTGCGCCGCTTCCTGTTTTACCTCCGTCTTTGCGTCCTTGAGCTCGAGGCCCTGGCGCCCGAAGTGCCAGCCCGCGAGGAAGGCCGCGATGACCGCGACACCCAAGGCGATCCACTTGGCGCTCACGAGGCCGGCTCCTGCTCGCGGATCGCGACCGCAATGGCGCGCAGCTCCCCGCGCAGTTGGCGGATCTTCAAGGACTCGGCCAGGTTCGAGAGCTGCATGCGGTTGCCCTCGATGACGGTGCTCACCCGGTGCTCCAAGTTCTCGATCGCGGTGAGCGCCGCGTCGATCCGCGCCAACAGATCAGTGTTCATGCATGTCCTCTCACCAAAAGCGCGACGATCACGCCGGCGACCACCTCGAGCGCCGCCGCCACCACGACACCCCGCACCAGCCAGACCAGCCCGTCGACGCGCTCTGTCAACACCTTCAAGTCCGTGAGCTGGTCCCGTTGGCGCTCGAGCTGTGCCGCCATCTTATCGACATTCGTGGCGAGCGCCTGGCGCTTGTCGTCCGCCGCCTCGCGCCGGATCAGGGCGTGCAAATCGCGCACCGTGTCGGTGTACTCGTTGCGCGGACTCACGGCTCGGTCGCGTGGTCGTTGTAGTGCCCGATCCCCGCAACCAGCGCGCCAAGCGCGCACATCGGCCAATGCTGGCCCCCGAGCAGTCCGACCTGGAAGGCCCCGGCGATCACGCCCACGTAGCCGGCGAGCTTGGTGCGGTTCTTCCAGAGGGTCATCCATAGCGCACGAGCTCGCCCAGGCGGCGCGCTCTCGGTCCCACTTCGCTCGCCCATGGCTGCGTCGACTCCAAGTTGTCCGCCGCCTGGTCGAACTGTCCCGCCTTCATCTGCGCGAGGAAGTTCGGCCACTTGGCCACGAAGCGCGCAGGGTTGCCGAGGCCGGTGTTGAAGTACAGGGAATAGATCACCGTCTGCCGCCCGGGGGTGAGCGTTGTGATCCACGGCAGGCCCGGGGCGAGATCCGCCTCACACTGCACCAGGTCATTGGTGAGAAGCTGTTCCGATTCGGCCCCGGTGATGCCGCGCCCCGAGAGGTTGCGCCCCACGCCGATCGAGGGGTTGCCCCGGACCACGGTGCCCGGGCCGATCGGCTTGCCGGTGGCGTCGTCGTAGACCTTGAGCTTGATGCCCTCGTCGCCGTGCAGCTCCTGACGCAGCGCCGCCGCCACCGCGGCGTCCATCAGAGCTGCTTGACGTCGGTCTCGATCGCCCCGATCTTCGTGCCGTACTTCGCTTTCACGAACCAGCCCAGGGCGAAGCCCAAGGCCGCGCCGATCAATCCCACCACGAGGGTGTGCATGTCTGTCTCCTTTACGTTTGCTGATACCAGAGAGAGGTGGCCTTGTCGTAGATGAAGCGCCGCGCCGTCACGCCCGGAATCACGCACGCCACGCCGTTGGCGACTAGCGAGGTGCCGGCCACCGCCATCGTGATCGAGTTGGCGGCGATCGCCTCATTGATGACGATGACCTCCTGCGGCGGGTCGATCG